TCGACATCCACGACCGCCCCAACCTCCAGTGCCGCGCCTATGAGCACTGTTATAAGCACCACGGCGACAAATATGCCTGGATAGGATTCCTCGACTTCGACGAGTATCTGCGCTGGGACGGCAGCGAGAACATCGAGCAGATGTTTGACCGCTATCAGGACGGCGACTGCCTGCTGGTGAACTGGCGGCTGTTCACCGACAACGGACTGACACATTACGACCCGCGCCCGCTGAAGGAACGATTCACCGAGGTGATGCCGCTCGATACACATGTGAAATACGACTTCCCCGAGAATGACCATGTGAAGTGCTTCGTGCGCGGCGGTCTGGGCGAGGTGAAATTTATCGGGCCGCACTGCCCCGAGCTGACCAGCTGCATCAACACCCACGGCGAGCGCACCAAGAAGAGTGCCTTCGTGCGGCCATACCTCCACGATGTTCTGCGACTCGATCACTACTGGACGAAGACAGCCGACGAGTGGATGAACACCAAGCTGGCGCGAGGCTTCGCCAGCGGCCACACCTACATTGAGAACTTCATGAAGCAGCAGGAGGGCTACTTCTTCGCCGTGAACGAGCGCACCCCCATCAAGGAGGCGATACTGAGGGGCGAGAAAGTGCCAGCGCCCGAAGCGCTGGCACCGAAAGCCGCCGCCAAGAGCGCCGCAGCAGCTGAAGCGCCCGCTGATACAGCAACCGTACCCCCACATCATCCGACGAGCCGCAAGCAGCGCCGGTGGTGGCCCCTGAAAAGAAAGTAAAAGCTACGAGCAAGCGCGACAGGGCGAACCAGGCCGCCAGGCCCAGTAAACCCAAAACGCAAAAATCACGGAATAGTAAAAAGCAGAAATAGTTATGGAATTATTCGGAAGCAACATTTTCGGCTTCGGCCGCAAGCAGCGCGAGGTGACACCACCGACAGGTGGCACCGGCGTGCCTTCATCCACTACGGACGAAGGCCCGAAGGTGAAGGGTGGCTCGTTTGAGGAGCGCATCGTTCGCGCCCGCACCCCGCATCAGGCCCTCACGGTGAGTGCCGTGTATCGCGCCACTGAGTTGCGTGCCAACACAATGGCCCAGATGCCCGTGCAATATTGCCTACGCGGCGACGGTGGCAACTTTAGCCCCTGGATGCAGGGGCTTGGTAAGCGAATGAACTATCTGCTACAGGAGGAGCCAAACCCGCTGATGTCGGGTCCTGCATTATGGGAACAGGTACACATCAACCGCATGATGGAGGGTAATGGTTTCGTGTATATAGAGCGCGACGTGTTCGGCGATCCCGTGCACTTCTGGTTGGCCGAGTGCGGTGGCTATGACTACGGTAACGATACATACAGCATCACTTATATGACTAATTACGGCCCGATGATAAAGGCTGGCGTAAAACCGCAGGATGTGATGCACTTTGCCGGTACCATACGCTATGGTGGCGCCGTCATCTATGGAAGACCCATCATACAATTTGCTGCCGAAACACTGAGCCTGATCAAAACTGACAATCAGTTGGCACTCGAGACCGCTGCAAAGGGTGGTCGCGTTAAAGGTTTTATATCCGAAGAGAAATCGCAAAATAATCAGGGTACGGTTGCTTATGGGCGCTTTAATAAGGGAGCCGTAAACGATTATGAGAAGGAAATAAATAACAAGGTTTACAGCCAAGACATCACCGCCCTTCAGAACCTCGAGAAATTCCAGAATATCAGCCTCAGTGCGCAGGATATGCAGATGATAGAACAGATGAGCCTCTCTCTCGACGACGTGGCACGATTCTGGGGTGTTCCTCGACCTCTATTGATGCTCGATACTAACTCGCATTACAACGACTATGCCAACGCCACAATGGAGTTTATGAGCCGTACCATCGGCCCCGACAGAACATTGATGGAAAAGGAAATCGCACGAAAGATATTAGGATTTAAATATTACGATATACGACGCATCCACATCTGCGAAAAGCCGCTGCTGGCGATGGACCCAGAGCGACAGGCCAAGGTGGACAAGATGTACCTGGAGGCAGGCGTGAAGACGGTGAACGAGCTGCGTGCCGAGCACGACATGCCAGCCGTGGAGAATGGCGACGAGCCAATGGCAAGTGCCAATCTGCTGACGCTGAAGGCGCTGCTGGCCAAGAGCGCACCCGAGCCCGGACGACCCACCACCGAGGAGCCGAAAAAAGACTCTTAGTATATCGCCTGACACCCTTTATAGTAATTCGATTGACACCATTTATAGTATATCGCTTATGAAGATGACAAACCGAGAGATCGAAGACGAGCTGGAGCGCGAGATTCAGCAGTCGGCAAAGCAGCAGAAGCGGCGCGTGCGTCGCGCGGTAAACCCACAACGCAGTTTCGGCTGTTAAGTAGTAACAAATGTTTAAAAAAACAGATAAGCAATGAAAAGACAAAGATTCATTCCCATCGGGGTCTGCGGACTCAAAGTCCGCGAGGCTGGTGAAGGCGAACAGAGCCGCACCATTGAGGGCACCCCAATAGTATTTGGTGTTCGCTCGGTGAACCTCACACCGTGGAGTGAAACACGTGCAGTTTACGAAGTGCTGGAGAAGGGCTGCATCACCCCCGAGCTGCTGAAGCGCTCAGATGTGATCCTGAACCTGAACCACAACAGCAGCGTGACCAACGTGCTCGGCCGCTATCGCAACACCGAGAAGGACACCCTGCAACTGACTCTGAACGACGACAACATGGAGTGCCGCTGCGACATGCCAAACACCAACAATGCCAACGATACGCTGGAACTGATGCGCCGTGGCGACATCACCGGCATGAGCTTCGCATTCAGCGATGACTATCAGGACTCGGAGAACGGCGTATCGTATGAGCGCACCGACGAGAAGACCGAGGACGGCAAGGAGGTATGGCTGCGCCACGTTAAGCGCATCACCGGACTCTACGACGTTTCGATTGTAACACACCCAGCCTACGAGCAGACATCAGTGGGCACCCGCGAGGCCAGCGACGAAATCGACAAGGCTATCGACGAGCAGCTGAAGCGCGAGCAGGGCGAGGAAACACCCGAGCAGAAGAAAGCCCGCGAGGACAAGGAGCGCGAGGAGCGCGAACTGGAGGAGCAGGCAGAGAAGGCCCGCGTAATGATGACCCAGCGCCTGCGCAGTCAGCGCCGACACATGGAGGAGAATTTCAATTAATAACATAGTATTAACCACTTAAACGTTTAACAAAATGGGAAAGACAAAAGACGAAATCCAGAAGCGCCATCAGGAGATTCTGGTCGAGCTCGACAAGATCGACGAGCTCGCACAGCGTGAGAATCGTCCGTTCACCGATGAGGAGAACGACAAGTACAACGCACTTTTGCGTGAGGACAACCGCCTGCACGCCGAGATTCAGGGCATGCTCGACGAGCACGAACTGAACCAGATGCGCGAGCAGAAGGCCAAGAGCGACCAGCTCCGCGAGTTGTTCCTGAAGTGCCGCGAGGACAAGATGGCATTCACCGAGGTGCTGCACGACCGTGCTGCCGCCAATGCCACCACTATCCTGCTGAACCCAGCCACAGGCAACACTCAGGGTAACATCGAGGCATCGGGAGCCATCCCCATGACCATCCATGAGCTCATCGACACCAAGGTGCCAGGACTCGAGCGCCCAGGCGATCTGCGAATCCTCACTGGCGTGACCGGCAACCAGGTATGGCCATACGCCATCGACGACGTGGAGTTCACCGTAGCAGGCGAGGTCGAGCCAATCGGCGAGCAGAAGATCAACTTCGACAAGCTGAACGCAAGCCCCGTGCACGTAGCAGCTGCTCTGGCATTCTCTAACAATGCCATCGACAACGCCGACTTCGATCTGTACTCATTCGGTCAGTACAAGATGACCAAGGGTATGGCCAAGTTCCTGGCACTCTACACCTACAGCCACTGCAAGCCACAGCACGCTCTGAAGCCTGTATTCGGTCTGTGCGACGTAGAGGAAATCACACTCGACGACAACTTCGGCGAGAACCTCGCTGGCAAGATTGCCGAGATGTGGGATAAGGGCTTCGAGGGCGATCCTTGGCTCACCATGTCGAAGACCATCGAGACCAAGTTGCAGTTCAAGAAGGCCATCCCAGGCACCACCGACTCGAACCGCACCGTCATCGAGGGTGGCAAGTGCCTCGGCCATTCTTACACCGTCAGCCCATTCATCAACTATGCGCTGAACGGCGAGAACAAGCCAGCACCCGACGGCAATCAGTACATCGGTATTGGTCACTGGGGCTACTGCGCATTCCAGCAGCATGGAGTATTCCGCGCTACTGTTGACGCAACATCTGCCGAGGTTGCAAAGCGCAACACCACCGTGCTGACCATCAACACCAACTACTCTATCTCTGAGCTCAGCTCTAAGGTGAACGGTAACATCAGCGGCAAGCCTCAGGCATTCAAGCTGTTGAAGGTCGTTGAGTCTGTCAGCAACTCCGACATCTAAACTCTCTCTCGATTCTCAATCTTCTGGGATAGTTCCTCCGTGGGCGGTCGGCGATGCGATAGCAACAGCCTTGCATCGCCCACGGTTACCCAGAGGGGAGGGAATGATAAAATTAAGAAGTAACAACAAACATCACAATGAGGTATGATTGAACTCGACGAGCTTTTCTATGACGCACTGACGGCAGACGAGGCACTGATGACCGCCGTTGGCGGAAACATAGAGTCTACCTGCTTCGAGGTTGCGCCCGACGAGAAGGACAATACCCCGCTGCCCTGTATCATCGTGACCGACGACGGGCTGACAAACAACCAGTCGACGAAGGACAACGTATGGGAGAGCAGTCAGGACAGAGTTCAGGCATCCGTAGAGGTGGACGGCCGCACCCCAAAAGAAGTGAAGAAACTCATCCGTATGGTGAGACGATCCATCAACAACCATCTCACATCCATCTATGCGCAAGGCATGGAGATACCGAACCTTGTCGATGTACGAGGCGACGGCGTGTCGTGGGACTGGATGAAGCCCTGCTATCACTCTACAATCAGTTATCAGTGTGATGTTGAAAACAATTTGTACGACAATGAAGCCGAAAGCAACTCAGACATCTGAACGCGGCGAGAGCAAGATTCCTGCCTTCGTCGACGAACTTCTGAAGAACGGCACAGCCGTAATCGAAGCACCTACACGTGAGGCGCTCGCCGATAAGGTGAACGACATACCAGCCGACTGCCGCTATTCTGTCGGCACCGTTGGTCGTAAAAGTGACGGAAGCGCCTACACTCTTAGAGTCGACATTGTAAAATAATCAAAATATTACGAATATGAGACCATTACAAGGACAAAACTTCCGTATCTGTATTTTCGACACAACCGCCGAAAAATACAAAGTGATTGGCATGGCCACAGGATGTACTGTTACGATGACGAACAACACCCAGTCGGCCACAACTAAGGATGATATTGGTAATGCTGCGAAGCCTATCACAGTCAGCAAGTCGTGGCAGGTTACGTGCGACTCACTCGACGTGACAGATACAGCTGCCATGCTCACCGCCATCAAGGCTATGCAGCCGATGACGCTGATGTGGGACGAGACCAGTACCACCGACAATCAGTCGCGCTCGAAGGCTACCCTTGCACGCAAAGGCCAGGCATATCTTAATGACTGTACCTTCAGCTTCAATGATCGAGAGAACAGCACCAAGCAGCTCCAGTTCATGGGAGCAGGCCCAATACAGGATGTTGGCAGTAGTGAGGCTACTCAGGTCATTCCATTGGGTTCTTACACCAAGGGTCAGTTTGTTCGTCTGTTCCTGGGCAGCGACAATACCGCCGCACCATCAACCGTTATTGCAGCCGCCAAATCGCTCAGTCTGCATATCAGCCTGACGATGGAGGATGCGACAACAAAAGACACCACTGGCGAATGGCAGGTGCAGAAGCCAACAGAGCTCAACTACGATATTTCGACGACTGCGCTCATGAGTAGCAATGAAACTATTACGTCTCAGGTTGGTGCCAAGTCGATTGCCGACATCGAGGACATCTACGAAGCTGGTACACCAGTGAAGTGGAAGATCGCGAATGTAGGTGGCGACAACAACCGAACGGCATCCTCTACGATTGTCAGCGGCAGCGTGATACTGACTCAGCTGAGCCTGAACGGCCCGAACCGACAGAACGCCGACTATACCGCCCAGCTCACCGGCTACGGCGACTACACCGTGGCGGCGTAATACAACCATCAAGGCCGCCCAGCAGCAATCTACCACGGGCCAACGATTGGCACGGCTGCGCGGGCGGTCTTTTTTTTAACTTAAATCCCAGAAGAAAATGAACAAGAAGAAAATCACCATCTGCAAGAAGCAGGTAATGGTGGCCTATTGCATAGCCACCGAAATCGCCTTCCACAACTTCACAGGTCTGAGCATCGACGCGAT